CTATACAACGGATGTGGTAGTGGAAGCGGCAGGTTTTGCGGAAAGTAAAGCAGCACAGCAGGACAACGGCATACCAGCACCACAGGAAACGGATGATGGCTTCATGCGTATCCCGGATGACATAGATGATGAAGAGCTGCCGTTTAATTGATTATGATCATACAGATTGATTCAAGGGAAAAACCGAAAGCGATCGGGAAAATCCTGGAGGAATTTGACGCCCAGGGCATCCGGCACCCAGTCTCAAAATTAATGGTCGGGGATTACATGAACTACGATAATCCCCGGCTGATCATCGACCGGAAACAGAACCTGAGTGAGCTGTGCTGCAATGCATGCCAGGATCACGAACGTTTCCGGAAGGAGTTGAAACTGGCACAGGATAACGACATCCAGCTTGTATTCCTGTGCGAACATGGAAAAGGGTTCCGGCAGCTGTCAGATGTGATCTGGTGGGAGAACCCGCGGCGGTGGAAAAGGCAAAGAAACCCGGAAACAGGAAAGTGGGAAGAAACCGAGACAAAAGCCACGACCGGGGAAACCCTGTACCGGATCCTGCACACGTTAGAGAGGAAATACGGATGCAGGTTCCTGTTCTGTGAAAAAGAAGAGACTGGGGCAGAGATCATCCGGATCCTGAAGGAGGGGCTATGACAAAAGAGGAGCTGAAACAGCGGTACAGCATGAAGGAGATTGTTGAACAGTATGGATTCCGGCCAAACAGGGCTGGTTTTATCCGCTGCCCATTCCATACAGGTGACAGGGATGCGTCCCTGAAGATCTATGAAAAGGATTTCCACTGCTTCGGGTGCGGGGCGAATGGAGACATCTTCGACTTTGTACAGAGGATGGATGGTGTCAGCTTCCGTGAAGCGTTCCTGAGTCTTGGTGGGACATACAGGCAGGAAAAGCCGGGGAGCTTTTCACAGCGTATGGCACGATACCGCAGGGAAAAAGCAAAAGAACAAAGAAAAAAAGAACAACACCGTGAAGAGGAGAAAAAACGGTTTAACCTGCTGTTGATCGGGATATACAGAAAGAATTTTCAGACAGCAGAACCGTTCTCGGACGCATGGTGTGACAGCTATAACGCCATGCAGTACCAGCTGTATGTGCATGGTGCATTGAATGGAATCAGTTACTGATGGGGCAGGAAGAAGGTGAGGGAATGGTCCCACTTAATCAATTAACAAAAGAGACAATCTTATCCAGCAAGGTACTTGCCGAGGTGTTTGACCAGGAGGATGAACTGTACCGTGCAGAGCTTCTGGCATCATTGAGCATGAGAGCAACCGAACTGAAAGTAAAGACGGAATTCCGTGAGATGGTAAGAGTCTACAAGAAAGTTGACAGCGAAACAAAAAAGAAGAAGCAGAAGACAGCCATGGCAGAAAACTGGACACACTTCTCTGACCATAAATACGAACCGATGAAATGCGGGCAGTGGATCGTGACGGACGAAGGCGTGAGGCTGTATGACCCTCAGAGCGGACGGCAGGACGTCATTGCGTGCCGGCATCCGATCATACCGGTCAGACGCATGCAGAACCTGCAGACGGAAGAAGAACAGGTTACGCTTGCGTTTAAGCGAAACGGGAGATGGAGGGAACTGACGATCCCGAAGACAACGGTCACGAAAGCCAGCAAGATATGTGACCTGTCTGCAAGGTCCATACTGGTGACGAGTGAGAGTGCGAAGCTGCTGGTACGTTACCTGGCGGATGTGGAAGCGGATAATGAGGAAAATATCCCAGTCATCCTTTCAAGCTCAAAAATGGGATGGATCCGGGGGAAATTCCTGCCGTATGATACCGGGATCGAATTTGACGGTGCGGCCAGGTTCCGCCAGATCTATGAGAGCATACAGAGCCATGGAAGCCGGGAGAAGTGGTACCAGCGTGTCCTGGACCTGAGAAAGAAGCGGTGTTTTGAGATCCAGTTTATGATGGCAGCATCGTTTGCAAGTGTGCTGATCAGCATCATCGGAGGCCTGCCGTTCATGGTAGACCTCTGGGGACAGACGGAGGGCGGAAAGTCCGTTACACTGCTGCTGGCAACGTCTATCTGGGCAAACCCGAACAAGGGGATGTACTACCGTGATTATGCCAGCACAGACGTTGGTTTTGAGGCACTGGCAGATTTTCTGAACCATCTGCCGGTTGTATTGGACGACACCAGCAAACGCTGCCAGTCCGTAGAAAAACGCTTTGAGGAGATCATATACAACCTGTGTTCCGGAAAAGGCAAGACCAGATCCAACAAGGAGCTTGGGATAAACCGGGAGAATGTATGGGAGTGTATCACCCTGACGAACGGAGAGAAGCCGATCACCAGCTATGTCAGCCAGGGCGGGGCTATCAACCGTGTACTGGAAGTGGAAGCGGGCGAGCACTTCTTCCCGGACCCGCAGGGCACCATGGACACTATCAAACATAATTACGGCTTTGCCGGGATGGATTTCATCGATGTCCTCAAGGATATGGGAAAGGAAGAGATCTGCCGGATCCAGAAAGAGCTCCAGGCAGAGCTGATGAATGACGACAAGATGCAGAAGCAGGCGATCTCACTTTCAATTGTCCTGACAGCCGATAAAATCGCCACAGAGCGGATTTTTAAGGACGGAGAGTATATTTCTGTAGACGAAGCGAAAGAAGTGCTTGTGGACCGAAATGAGCTTTCTGACAACGAACGCTGCTATCGGTTCATACTGGACAAAGTAAACATGAATGAGCACCGCTTTGACGCGACTACAAAGTGCGAGAAGTGGGGGATGATCCAGAAAGGATACGCCCTGATTTTTAACGCAGCGTTTGATGAATTGTGCAGAGAGGGTGAATTTTCAAAGAAATCGTTCCTGTCCTGGGCAAACCGGAAAGGTCTGTTACAGACGCAGGGCGGCCAGATGACCAAAAACAAGAAGGTCAGCGGAAGCACTGTCCGGTGTGTATGGCTGCGAATTGAGGAAGAACCGGAGTTTGTGCCGGTAGAAAGCGAGCAGATGGAGATACCATTTGACTAAAAGGTTACAAGTTACAGGGGATACACGGAAAAATTGAACTATATACAGAGAAAAAAATAAAAAAATGAATTTTTAAAATATCTCACCTCTCACGTATAGGGACAAAAATTCTTGTAATTTTGTAACTTAACAATGAAAATGCTTGAAAATGCAGTATTTAAGCCACTTTTCGGGATACATGGAAAACGTAACCGACAACCTGTTTTTGTATTTTTGGTAACTGGAGGACGGCATGGCAGGAGTAAAGAAGAAAGATATACCGGATATAGCGGCATTTATGCCGGAGTTCTGGGAATTTGTGAAAAGCGTATGGATCCCGGAAGACTCGGATCAGTACTGGAAAGAAGTATGTGATAAAGCACAGGAGCTCTACCAGAAGTATCCGGTGGATTTTGTGAAACGGCAGATATTAGGATTCTGCGAATATCTTGACCAGAAATGGCAGGATGAAAGAGATAAGGCAGGGACGGAGGCAGAACAGTGGAGAGATTAACAACCGCATATGAGCGGATTTGGGTAGATGGAAGAATGGAAACACAATACGTGGCGAAAGAGGAAAGTGTTATGGAGATAGAAAACAAATTGGGCAAATACGAAGATGCAGAGGAAGAGGGCAGATTGTTCATTACACCATGCAAGCCAGGTGATTTGATCTATGAGGTTGATGTGATTGAACGTCCTGAATGGGATTGTTATGTCAACGGATTTGTAGTCCAGGATGTCTCAGCGAAACAGGTCAAGTATGCAGATGAATGGGCTGACTGGGATGCCCCTTATCTGTACACGGACGAAAAAGAAGCACGAGCGAAAGCAGAGCAGCTGCTCCGCCAGAGGAACCGTCTGAAATCCAGATGGATCCCGGTAACAGAGAGATTGCCGGAAAATGATGATTATGTGCTGATGTCGTTTGAAAATTTTTCTCTTCCATTGGTTGGGAGATACGTGGACGATGAAAAATTAGGTGGTGCATGGTATCTGGGGGATTGCTTCGACGAAGATACCTGTCTGGCAAATGACCTGTTCGTCAATGCCTGGATGCCGCTGCCAGAACCATACAGGGAGGATGAAGAAGATGGGAAATGACAAGAACTGTAACACATGCAGATACCACGATGAGGGAATGTGTTATTGCCCGAAGAGTGAAGAGTTCAGAGATGTTACAGTGAACACATACTGCTGTGGACAATACGAAAGAAGCTGGAAAAAAGCCATGGTTGAGGCGTTCATGAAAGGGGCGAGAAGATGAAGGATGAAAGCAGCTGAGAAGAACGCCAAACGGCGGGCACATTATAACCATCTGGAGCAGAGTGTTGATGCTGATGCAGCCAGAAGATTCCATGAGCCGACCTATTCACAGCGGATCCCTCACTATGTGAAACAGGTATATGAACAGCTGGAACTGGCAGCAGGCCTGAGCGGGTTTGAGATTGCCGGTCTGAGGGACAGACGGACCGGCAGGGAATACTATAAGGCAGATAACGAAGTACATGAAAGAAAACAGGAGGAAGAGCCGTGATCACGATCAAAACAGAGAAACATACATACACAGCAAAAATGGGGGCGGAGGAAAGCGAGAAGCTGTTCAAGGAGCTTGTCATTCAACTGTTCGAATATACCGGACAGTTGAGCATCCCGGAAACAAAGGCAGCAGTTATCCCGGAAATTTCTGCATGCGAGGCGAAAAACGAGGAGAAAGCAGAAGAAAAGCCGGATGCTATGAAAGAACTGGAAGAGTACATAGAGGACAAGTATTCTGTGGATCCAGTCACAGAACCCGAGCCGATCAGGAGAGAAAATGATGGTTATGGTGGTTTCCTGCACATTAAGCGCAAGCACTGTGGGAAAGAAAAGACGTATTGTAGCAGTCATAAAATAAAATATCATAAGTGCGAATAATGCGGTGAGGAAACAAAAACTGAAAGATCTGGTACAGTTGTATACAAACTGTGAATGTGGAAGAAAAGCAGCATACTGGACAAACATGACAGAAAAGGCATTCGATGTACGCTGTGTTGACTGTGGCCAGCCTGTGGCAGTAATGTACAACAAGAAAAAGAACCTGTACGAGACAATACAGTAGCAAGGAAATGCATGAGGGGAGGCGATGCCGGTGGAGATGACAAGAGAAAAACTTGACAGATACAGGAAACTATTGAAAGAAATCCCAGTACTAGAGAATGAACTTGCAGAATTATGGTTGACTGAAAAGGGAATGGGAAACAGTGTGATCCTTAACGGAAAGAATGGATCAAAGAAACCAGAAAGTGTCGTGGGATTTGATTATGATCGGTATGATCGGCGGAAGGAAGCGTTACAGCGAAAAAAGGAGGAAGCAAGGGCAATCAGGGAATGGATCGAAGCAATCGAGGATGGACAGACAAGATGTGTATTCC